GTACGAGCCGGGCATCCAGAAGCGGGCGATGACGCATGTGCTGGACATCGTCGACGGGATGATGCAGGTCAGGACGTATGGTGAGCGGGGCGTCTACAACGTCGGGAACCCGGAGAACGTGGTGTCGATGCGGGAGTTGGCTGACCTGTTCTGTTCCATCACCGGGGCGGAGTGGGTCGAGGTCGACCCGGTCGTCCTGCACGGCCCGGAGTTCCGTGAGGCTGCCGACAAGTTCCCGGACGCGTCGAAGACGATGGCGCTCGGCTGGTTGCCCCGCCGGTCGGTTGCCGACATCATCTGGGACCTGACGACGTGATTCCGGTCCTCGGGGTCCCGGTCCTGAACAGGCCCGACCTTGCCGCGAGGATGGTCCGGTCTGTCGACCATCCGGTTTCCGAGCTCGTCATCATCGTCAACGGTCCCGACGCCGACATCGTCCCGCCGATTCGTGAGTCGGCAGAGATGAACCCCTACATCGGGACGGTGCTGTGGTCTCGGCCGGGGTTCAACCTTGGCTGTGGCGGGTCGTGGAACTTCATCATCCGCTCGCGCCCTGCCGGACCGTGGTGGCTTATCGTGAACGCCGACCTGACGTTCGGTCCCGGTGACCTCGAACGGGCCGACGCGCACATGACCGGCCGCGGCGGGTTCGCCATGCTGTTCGAGTACGGCGCGTTCTGCCTTGATGCTGCGACGGTCGACCGGGTCGGCTGGTTCGACGAGAACTTCCATCCCATCTACTACGAGGACCGCGACTACGAGCATCGGCTCGAACTTGCCGGGGTCGAGGCTGTCCGGTTGGATACCGCGTGCAGTCACGACAACTCGTCGACCATCGGCTCGGACGGCTACTTCGCTCAGCGGAACAACTACACGTTCCAGCAGAACGCGGTCTATTTCCAGCAGAAGTGGGGTGGCGCGCCACGGTCCGGCGGGCTGTGGGGCCGCCCGTGGAACGGCCAGCAGGAGACGGTGCTGTCCCGGCAGCGGTTGGTTGACCTGTCGTGGTGACGGACACGTTCATGTGGTTCGACGAGGTCGATGTCCTCGAACTGCGGCTGCGGCTGCTCGACGGTCTCGCGGACCGATTCGTCGCGGTCGAGTCGGACCTGACCCATTCGGGGCTGACGAAGGGCTGGCGGCTCGGTGACCATCGTGAGCGGCTCGAACCGTGGTGGGACCGCCTGACATGGGTGAAAGTGTCGGGGGTCGCGGGGGAGCCGTCGTGGGTGGCGGAGAACCGGCAGCGGCGCGCCTGCCAGACCGCGGTTGCCGAGCTCGGGCCGGACGACATCGTGGTGGTGTCGGACGTGGACGAGGTGTGGGGGCCCGAGGCGCTGGCAGCGTGGGGTGACGACATCCGGGTGGCCCATCAAGACTTCCGGCTGTTCTCGGCGCTGTGGCGGTGGGAGTCTCCGTGGCCGGGGTCCATCGGCGGGCCGTGGTCGAAGATGATGGCGACCGATTGGCAGACGCTTAGGAACGCCCGGCACAGTCTCCCGAGTATCCGTTCCGGCTGGCATTTCTCGTGGATGGGTGATGTCGAGGCGATGCGTCGCAAGCAGCAGGCCTACGCGCACCGGGGGTTCTCCGACGTGGATGTTGAACGGTTCGTCGCGGAAGGGCGCTGGTTCGACGGCACCATCCTGTTCGAGACCGAGCAGGGCCTACCTGACGGTCTGCCGCCTGCGTGGTTCCGCCGCCGGACCGCTATCCTCTGACCGTCCGGAGGTCGCCCGTGTCCCTGTATGCCACCCTGAACGAGCTGAAGGCCGCCCTGTCCATCACCGATGCGGTGGACGACACCCAGTTGACGACCGCGCTGACGGCCGCGTCACGCTGGGTCGACGGGTACTGCGGCCGGACGTTCGGGACCGCCGCGGGAACCGCGAGCCGCGACTACATCCCCACCGGGACCTACGAGCCGCTCTACATCGACGACGCGACCTCCATCGTGGAAGTCAAGGTGGACGACGACCTTGACGGGACGTTCGCCACGACGCTGACCGCCGCGGACTACGAGGCGCAGCCCGTAAACGCCACCGCCTCCGGTCTCGCCTACCCGTACTCGCGGCTCCTCCCCATCCAGAACGGCTACTGGACCGTCTGGGGCAAGCAGGCAACCGTCCGCGTCTCGGCCACCTACGGTTGGGCTGCGGTTCCCGCCGAGGTGAACTTCGCCACAGTCCTTCAAGCGTCCCGTCTGTTCAAGCGGTTGGACGCTCCGCTCGGTGTGATGGGGTTCGGCGACATGGGTGTGGTCCGCGTCTCCCGTTACGTTGACCCTGACGTCGAGCAGATGCTGGCCCCGTTCCGCCGGCGCGTCTACCTGTAATGGCATCCCTCACGGCCATCCGCACCGGGCTTGCCACCCGTCTTGCGACCATCTCCGGTCTGCGCACATCTGCCACGATGCCGGAACAGGTCAACCCGCCCCTCGCTGTCGTCACCCCGCTGACCGTCGTCTACGACCTGAACGCCAACAACGGCCTGACCCAATACACGATGCAGGTGACGCTGGTGGTCGCACGGGCCGACGCTCGGGCCGCACAGAACCAGCTCGACGCGTTCGTCGCACCCACCGGCTCCGGGTCGGTGAAGGCCGCCATCGAGGCCGACCGGACGCTCGGCGGGACCGTCAACACCTGCCGGGTGACGCAGGTCGCCAACTATTCGATGGTCGACACGCTTGATGTACCCTACCTCGCTGTGGACTTCACGGTCGAGGTCTACGCCTGACACCCGGAACCCCGGGAAGGAGTAACACGCATGGCCCGTCTCGTCCTCACCAACGTCAAGGTGACGGTCGGTGGCGTCGACCTGTCTGACCACGTCGGTTCGGTCACCATCTCGCAGTCCATCGACGAGGTCGAGACGACCGCGTTCGGTGACTCCGGGCGGACCCGCGTCGGCGGCCTCGAAGACTCGTCGCTGTCGCTCGACTTCCATCAGGACTTCGCTGCTGCGTCCGTCGACGCCACGCTCGCCCCGCTGGTCGGTGGCACGGCCGCGTTCGACATCCGTCCGAACGGCACCGCGGTGTCGGCGACCAACCCGAAGTATACCGGGACGGTCCTCATCACCGAGTGGACGCCGCTCGCCGGCGCGGTCGGTGACCTTGCCACCGCGTCCGTGACGTGGCCGGTGTCCGGTGTCGTGACCCGCGGAACCACTGCCTGAGGAGGCTGACTGATGGCACGCCTGCAAGTGTCTGTTGATTACGCGGATGGCACCAGCCGGCAGTATCCGGTGACGCCGAAGGTCGAGGTCGAGTTCGAACGCCACTATGGCGTCGGGCTCGGCAAGGCCTTCCAAGAGCAGCGGAAGGAGCACATCCACTTCCTCGCGTGGCTGGCCGTCAAGGCCTCCGGCGAGGTCGTGAAGGTGTTCGACCTGTGGCTCGACGGCATCGCTGCGACGGACGTTCTGGTCGGTGACGAACACCCTACCGGCGCGACAGCCTGACCTACACGGTCGCGGCTGTCGCTGCCGAGACGGGTATCGCACCGTCCGAGCTCCTAGCAGACGACTGGATGCTCGGTGCCATCCTCGCCTATCTGAAGGAGAAGGCGAAGCACCGTGGCTGACGCGTCCGACCTTCGTTACGACACCGACAAGGTCGCCCGTGACGTGCTGGCGGTGCAGCGTCTACTTCGCCAGACGGCCCCGGACCTTCAGAAGGCGCTGAACAAGCAGGTCCGGACCGTGGTCAAGCCGCTGGTGGACCGGGCGAAGGCCAACATCCCGGATGTTCCGTTGTCCCGTTGGCATGAGGATGACCGCGGCCGACTTGGTGCGGCACGTCTTCCCGGGTTCAGCGTGAACACTGCCAAGCGCGGCATCCGCCTGTCGACCGCGGGCCGTGAGTTCCGCGGTGAGGCCGGACGTCGAATCCGTGAGGCCAAGCGGTCAGGAAAGGTGCTGGGGGCAAGCCCACAGTCCGACCGAGTCATCAGCGCATTCGCCATCGTTCAGGCCAACGCTGGCGGTGCGGTCTATGAGGTCAGCGGTCGCCGCACCCGCGGAGCCAACACGTTCGTCCGGAACTTGGAACGCAAGAACGGCAAGGCGTCCCGAGGCATCTGGAAGGCGTGGGACTCGTTCAACGGCAAGGACCGGCTGACGGCCGCCATCCTTAGTGCGGTCGAGGCTACGATGAACGAGTACAACGGTCGAATGTCGAGGAAGCGCAGATGAGTATTCGCATCCCCATCATCTCGACGTTCGACTATCGGGGAATCCGGCAGGCCGAAAAGGGCGTCTCCGGGTTCTCGTCGAAGATGCTGAAGGCCGGCGGCATCATCACCGGGGTGTTCGCTGCGCTCACCGCGGCTGTGGCGTTGCCAGTGAAGGCACTGTTCGACCTTGGTGCCGCCTTCGACGACGCGTTCGACAAGATTCGTATCGGTACCGGCGAGACTGGGCAGGTGCTGGCAGGGCTGGAGGAGTCCTTCCGTAACGTTGTCGCCGGTAGTCCGTCGTCGTTCGAGGACGTGTCGACTGCCATCGCGGACCTGAACACCCGGCTCGGTATCACTGGCCCTGAGCTGGAGTTGCTTGCCGACCAGTTCACGACGCTGTCGCGCATCACCGGCGAGGACTTGGCAGGTCTTATTGAGAACACCACTCGGCTGTTCAACCGGGCGAATGTGCCTATCGAGGAGCAGTCCGGGCTGCTGGACATGCTGTTCCGTGCGTCGCAGAAGTCCGGCGTGTCCGTCGCGGACCTTGCCCGTGAGATGGACGAGTACCGCACCCAGTTCGAGGCGTCAGGGTTCGCGGTCGATGAGCAGTTGGCGTTGCTGGCGCTGTTCAACCGTGAGGGTGTCCGCACGGAGTCCATCATCTCGGCGATGGCGTCTGCCCAGCGGCGGTTCGCCCGCGAGAACGTCCCGCTCACCGAAGGGATGCAGGACCTCATCGAGGAGATTCGCACCGTCGATGAGACGCTGGCCTACTCGAAGGGTGCCGAATACTTCGGTCGTAACGCGGTCGAGATGGTTGACGCCATCCGTTCTGGACGGCTGAACTACGAGGAGATGGCAAATGCCATCCTCAACGGCGAGGACAGCATCATGTCTATCGCCGAGGAGACGGACGACCTGACGGAAGCGTGGGACAGGTTCAAGAACTACCTGAAGTTGACGTTCGAGGATGCAGCACTCTCGGTCTTCGGTGAGGTGTCTAAGTTCGTCGATGAGGAACTGGTCGGTGCGGCCCAACGCGTAAAGGAAGCCTTCGAAGAGGGCGGCATCGAGGCGGCCATCACTCAGGTTGGCGAGGAGTTTCGACGCATCTACAGCGAGTATCTGAAGCCACTGTGGGAAGACGACATCAAGCCGTTCTTCGAGGACACCGTGAAGCCACAGCTGGAACGTATTGCCATCAACATCGGCAACGCTGTGGGCGAGGGAATCAGCAACGCCATCGAGAACAAGTTGCGACGCTGGGCACTGACGGTTTCCATCCCGCCGATTCTCCAGCCGTTCAGGGACAAGATTATCGCGTTTCTTGACTTCAGCCGCATCTTTCGGGACGCGGCACGCGAGGCCGAACAGATTGCGAACTTGCCGTCGCCCGGTGGTGGTGGCGGCGGGAACACGGTGTCGCGGGTGCCGACCTTCGGTTCGCCACGTCTATCGGTGGAGTCGCTTGATAGTCTGGCGTCGAGCTCGACGGCTGCCATCGCGCCCGGTGCTATTCAAGTGACGGTGAACGTGTCGGGGAGTGCTCAGCCGATGGATGTGCGCCGTGCGGTGGACATGTCGATGGATGACGCTATCGCCCGGTTGGCGCGTGAACTGGCGGTGTCCTGATGCCGTCCTACACCATCCGTCCCGACTCGTCCTCGTCGCCGGCGTTCACGTCGGTTCCGGCGGGGTCTGCTGCGTGGACCATCCTTGACCAGACGACGGTTGGGACTGCGACCTACATCCAGCGGACGGACTCGAAGCAGACCGGGTCGGCGGTCATCGGGTTCGCTGACCCTTCGTGGGGTGGTACGGCTGAGCAGGTCATCGACGTGACGTTGTATGTGGGGTTGACGACGCCGAGGGGCGGCAACCTTCAGGTGGCGGTCGGGTTCGAGCGTTCGACGAACGACTACCGTTGGGGTTCGGAGGTGCAGTTCGGGCAGCGTCGTGCGGTCGGTTCGTATCAGGGGCCGGTCGCGCAGGTGTCTCCTGCCGGTCTGGCGTGGACGCAAGCGCAGGTGAACGCGCTGGTGGCGCGCCTGACGGATTCGGCGGGCAAGTCGAATCAG